GAGGCAGCAGAAAGAGCAGCCTTTAAACCATTTACTGTAACTACTGGAACTGGTGGAATTACTACTACTCCTGAGGGTGGATTTAATCTTCAATTGGGAAGACAAGGAGCAGGTCAAGAACAAGCCATACAAAATATATTAGGTGGTATGTTAAGTGGTTTTCAGTCTGATCCTACTACTGGGGCTGCTAATTTACTAGGAGATACTGCATTTGGTGGTGCACAGAACTTCTTAGGTTCAGCAATGACTGATCCATCCGGAGGGATGATTGGAAGGTCAGGACAAGCAGCTTTAACAGGAGCAGGTAATTTATTACAAAACATAGGTGTTGATCCTACTGGTGGAATGGCTGGTGGAATTAGAGACACATCCTTAGGAAACGTAAGTAATTTAATTGGTTCTGCGTTAGGAGACAGGTCAGCAAGAGAAAGCGACATATACAATAGAATTAGATCCATACAGTCTCCGGAAGAACAAAGACAACGTGAAGCATTAAACGATCAGTTATTAAGTCAAGGAAGACTAGATTTAATGACTTCAGCTTATGGAGGTACTCCAGAACAGTTTGCTATGGACAAAGCTAGAGCGGAGGCTATGAACCAAGCAGCGTTGTCAGCAATAAATCAAGCAGGAACTGAAAGCGACAGAGACTTAGGAATGGCTAGTAGCTTGTACGGCTTAGGTGCAGGAGCAGCAGGTCTTCCAACACAACTACAATCAGCGGACGCAGGGTTAGCCAGTAATTTATTCGGCATGGGAACTCAAGCTCAGTTTATACCACAACAGTTAGCCCAAGGAAATTTAGGCTTATCAACAGGAATGTTTGGATTAGGTTCTCAAGCTAGGCAATTGCCAGGACAACTACAGGGTATGCAGGGGCAAAACATAGCTCAAATGATGGGCTTACAGTACTTACCACAACAACAAATGTTAGACGCTCTTGGAGCAGGAACTAATGTAGCTTCCATAGCTGACTTGGGTAGAAGACAGGGTGCTGGACTGTTCGATGAATCAGCAGGTTCTGGTCTTGAAGCATTAATGAACACTGAACTAGCTAAGGCTGATGTACTTAAAGCTATTTACTCAGGAGCTTTAGGTGGTGGTGGTGATGAAGAAGGCAGTTGGTTTGGTGATATAATCAGCGGCATATTAGGAGATTAAAGCAGATGGCTAAATTAAGTTCTGGAACATTAGAGGCTATAAGAAACTTTGGTAGAGGAGGAGGAATGTTAACTGGCTCTGGGCAAGGCATGGCTCCAGTTGATCCTATAATGCAATTAGGGAGAAGTGGAGGAAATGCCTTTAAAAAAATGCTTGGTGGACTTACTGGAAGAGACTTTAGAAGTGGATCTCAAGTTTACAAAGATAACCTTAAATCTGCTACTGGAACAAGAGAAATATTAGTTGTTCAAAGAGATTATGCCAGATCAAGAGGAGACACCGCTGGAGCTTTAGAAGCTCAAATGAAAATAGATGCTTTAGATGAACAACAAAAAACTAAAGTAGCTGAACAAACTAGAGATCAAAATTTAAGAACTTCTTTAGCTAAAAGAAATAAAACACTAGGTGGCCCTGAAGAAAGAAACGACAGTATAGCTAACGCTACAGGAGAAATGTTAGTAGACATTCGTAAGGAAATAAGAGCGGAAGAAATTGCAGCTATTGCTAAAAATGAAGGAAAAGCAGGAAGGATTGCTTTAGGTAGACAAGCTGGACTAACAAAAGAACAGGTTACAAAATACAGTAGTTTAGATGACGAAACATTTGCTAAAGTTTTATCCGGAGAAGAAGCAGATTCAGTAGCTTACCAAGATGCTCAAGGAAATGTAGAAATTTACAGAGAAAATAAATATGGAATGATTGCGGATACAAATGCCGACGGTGTTACAACGTGGATAGAGCCTAGTGACAAAAAGTTAGTAGAAGCTCCTACAGTTACTAAAACATACAATAGTGCAAGTGACTTAACTGCTCAATTAACAAAAGCGGCTGTTCCTGAATTTAGTGAGTTAACAAAACAAGCTAGAGATGCAGTAGAAACATTAATTAACAATAAAGAAGGTAGAAAACTTTTAGCTTCCAATGAATATGATATTGCAGGTGGGCCTTTAGGTGAATTTAAATTACAAGCTTTAGAATTAGCTAAATCATTTGGATTTTCCGGTTCAGCTATAGACAGTGCTGACAATGTTCAAGCATTTATGGCTACTAGAGTAAGAGAAATTGGTACAATAATAAAAATGTTTGGTTCAGGTACAGGTCTTTCGGATAAAGACGCTGCGTTAGCTGCAAAAGCCGCAGCAGGAGAAATGGAATTAACTATAGAAAACATTAGAAGATTAATGGCATTTGGAGATAGACAGGCTAAAAGAAAATTAGCTTTGCATAAAAAAGTGTACGACCGATTTGTTGGTGAAGGAGTTGGAGGACAAGCTTTAATAGCTTTTGAAGTAGATAGTAGTGGTCTTAGTTCTGATTTAACCCCACAAGCACAAACTTATTTAGAAGAAAAATGAATTACACTAAAGAACAATATATAGACGCTGTAAACAGAGCTTATAAAGCTGGAGATATAGATTCAGCTAATGAATTAGCAGCTAAATTAGAAGAAATATATCCTCCATCATCTTCTGTAATTCCTGTACCAGATCCTGCTGCTGATTTAGGACCACAAAGCACTTTACTCCAACGAAGTGGAGATGTTCTTGAAAGTAGAACAAGTAGTATTCGAGAAACTTTAGAAAGACCTAGTTTTGGTATAGAAGACGATCAATTATCTTTAAGTGCAAAACTAGTTAGAGTAACTGGTGACGTAGCTGGAGGAGCAGGAGAAATAGCAGGAGATGCAATACTTACGGGCCTAAAAGAAATTACTCCTGACGCTATGGTTGCAGCAGTTGAAGACGCTGGACAATGGTTAGCAAACAGTAAAGCAGGGCAAGTAGGATTAAAATTTGCATCGGAAAGTATGGAAGAATACGAAAATTGGAAAAATTCTTCTCAGGAAAATGAAGACACAGCGGAATTATTAGAAGCTTATTTTAACATTGGAGTTATTGGTGCGCCTGGGCCTAAAGGTGTAATTACTAAAGTAGGAACAACACTGGAAACTACAGGTGGTAACTTATCCAAAGGAGTAAGAGCTAAAATTAAAGGAACTCGTAAAGATAAAATTACTGCTATGCTAGATCCTGAAACTAAAGTAGATATAAAAGATTTAGACGTTACTGATCTTACTCAAAAAGCTGTTTACAACCCAAAACATCCTTATATTAGAGAAACAATAGATATATTAACTGAAGATAAAGTTGTTGACCCTAGTAAAACCTATACTTGGAACGCTAAAAAAGTACAAGAAGCTATTGAAAAAGAAGGTTCTTTTCTTCAAGCTAAATTAGGAGAAGAAACTATAATTTTAGACAATGCTAGTATTATTCAGCAGTTAGACAATGCTGCTCAAGATATACTAGACAAAAAAAGGTTATTAACAGGCAATCCTGCTAAGACAATGAAAACAGTTTTTGATGAAGCAGTTAGGTTGATACAAGAAGGAGATGGTTCTTTAGCTTCTTTACTACGAATAAGAAAAAATTTAGATGATTTTATAGGAGAACAAAAACAAGTATTAGAACCTTCTCAACTAGGAGCTACTGAATTAGCTAGAAAAGGTATAAATCAAACATTAAATGATATTATACATAATAACGCAACTAATATAGATGTAAAACAAAGTTTAAGAAAACAAACTGCATATTACAACGCTATAAATACATTAAAAGAAAAAAGAATTTCAGAAGGACGAACAGTCCTTGCTAGATTCCATGAAAAACTTGGACAGTTTGTACCTAAAACAGCATTAGCACAAGCAGCAACAGCAGGTGCAGCAGGGTACGCTGTTTACCAGTTTTGGCCTTTGTTAGCATCAGCAGCAGTAGCTGGTACTGTTTTTGGTGCTGGTCAACTTGCTGTATCAAGACCAGCAAGAGCTTTAGTGTACAGTATGATTAGAGATTCTGGAGCAGCAATAAAGGAAGCTGGTAAAAGAGGGATGGACGACGTAGCTGAACAGATAAAAGCGGACAGGTTAGTGTTACTTCATATACTTAACGAATCTCCAGTAGAAGAAGAAGAAAAAGAATAATGTCTTCAATAGAACAAAATATACTTAGTAGAGTTAAGAAAGCTAAAAAAAAGACTATTTTAAACGAAACTCAGCAAAGAGCTATGCGTAATATTTCAGCTAGGCGTAGAAAACCTGTTGAACTGACTACTGGTGAACAGATATATCAGGAAGAAAGAAATAAACAATTTGCTGATAGAATGGAAAGATCAATAAATTATTTTCCAAATTTAGGTCAAGAATGGATTGACCAGCGAAAAAAAACTGAAGAAAGGTATCAAGCTGGTGAAATAACAGATATAGAAAGAGGACTTTTAAATGTAGGTGGGACGGAAGGACATATAGATACTTTAATTAGTCCTCCTTTAGATTTAATGTCGGAAACAGATAAAACTTTGTTTGGCGGTCTCGGTGGAAAAACATTAGGTTTAGTAGGGCAAACAATAACAGAAGGAGATCCAAGAACTTTGTCTCCTGCTTTATCATTTTTTAATGTTGGACTTAAAGAATACGAAAAATGGAAAGAAAAAAATCCAAGGCCTGCTGAAAATTTTGAAGCATTATTAAATATTGTAGGAATGGGAGGTTCAAAAAGAGTTGCACAAGGAGCAGTAAATACTCCTGCTGCAAACGTAAAAACTCTTCTTGAAGGGTTTTATGGGCCGGGCGTTGGTAAAGGAAGTAAAGGAATTGCTGCATTACAAGGATTAGTAGAAGCTTTACCCGCAGCTTTAAATAATGCTTTTAACCCTAATTCTATTGCATTCGAAAGAGTAACAGGAGTTCCGCAAGGAAAAAGCAAAGACATTTCAGAAACACAACAAGTAAAAAATGTTCTTGTAAAAGAAAAAGAAGGCGAAACAACATACGGATTTGACACGGACGGAAAAAGACATATTCTAAATTCTAATAAAATGAAAAGAGATAAACTTGGTAGGAATTTAATTGAAGATAAAGATACTGGTAAATTAAAAAGATTAACTACTGAGAAAAAATTGGTAGACAGGCCCAAAGGAGACAGAATAGGAGCAGCGTTTACTGCTGAATCTATAGCCCAGCAAAGAGGAGCTAAACCAGGAACAACAATTATAGGGGAAGGTCCATTAGGTGTTGTAGATGAAATAGCAGTTATTCAAGCAAACAATACAACGGAAGTATCCAGACAATTGTTTTCTAAAGGTGTTAACGTAGGTTATGATGTTCCTAATGCAGTAAAAAATAAACATTTAGAACATGTTTACAAAGTTTGGGGATTCAATAAAAACAATACTGACATAAAAATAAAAAATCCTGAAGGCCCAACTTCTCAAATAAGTGCTGAAGCTCGATTAGGTAACGAAAAAATACCTAAAACAACTCCATTAAAAGCTTTAGGTGTTAAAGGACAAGTAACTTTAGTTGCTAAAAAAAATAAATCAAATTTAAAAGCGGACGGTTTATCTGAATGGGCTAGAAAACAAAAACCTTCTGTTGCAGTTAAAGATTTAAATAAAAAACATATTAAAGCTTATTACGGTTATTTAAACGGTAAGTTGGAAAAAGCAGGAGAGAAAAAAAGATTTAAACTGGAAGACAATAACGACGGCTTTTTACATATAAGCGACAGCCACGGCTCCAGAGAAAAAGAACTAGGTGGTGTTAACGACATGATTTCCATTAATCCTGAATCTGGAAACATCTACACTACCATTAGTGACCAACATGATATGTTTGGAATAAACCCATTAGGAGGAAAAGGATTAGTTGCCGTAACTCCTACTCAAAAATCTAATTTTAAAACAGATGTTAAATTTGACGTAGAAGACAATTTAAACAAAAAAGAAACATTAGCTAAAATGGAAGAAGCAGCGGACTTTATAGAGCAAAAATATAAAGTTCCAAGAGAAAAGAATGAAAATGCAGTAACTTACCACATGAGAGTAATAGGTGAAATAGATCCTAAAGCTAATATTAAAGACTACGCTAATGTAGCAAGGAGGGCAGGTATGTTAACAAGTTCAGCACAATTACTTTCTCAAGAGCAAACCTACTAGCTCTTTTTAGTCTTCCACTAAACCCCACCCCACATGAAAATCTTCTCTGGTGTTCAAGCACTGGCGGTTTCCTGCACGTTAACTTTAGGGTTAATAACGCTTGACATTAAGTTAAAAGGAATGACTTACCAGAGCGAACCACTCCAACTACCCAGTATAATAACTATGCCAACTAACGAAGCTTTAGTTAACCAGCTTAGTAATCGTTTAGTTAAAGGCTTTGGTGTTAAACAGGAAGTAGCGTCTGAATTCTCTGGTTGGATTTTAGAAGCCTCAGAACGCCAAAAGCTCCATCCGGACATTATAGCTAGTCTCTTAATCACTGAAAGCTCCTTTAGAAAGAATGTTATTTCCCATGCTGGTGCTGTTGGTCCTGCCCAGGTTATACCTAAATACTGGGCTAAGTATTGTGGTAGCTCAGAAGCCCTCCTAAGCGATCCTGAAGCCAATGTACATTGTGGGGCTATGGTACTGGCCTACTTCAAGGATCGTTGCTTAGGGAGCCTCCAGTGCGCTCTCAGAGCATATAATGTTGGCTTGCATAACCAAAGGCTCTATGAGGCAGCGCAAAGATACTTATCAAAGATTAAAAAGTATTTAGCTAGTCTTCCGTGTTACCCCCATCCCCTCTTGAAGAAGGCGGTTCGTCAGCCTCAACGTACTCAAGCGCACTTAAAAGATCACCACAGTCTCCAATGCCCTTCAACTCTTCTTTGACTGCGCTCATAAAGGAAGTGTGGTCAGGCAGAGCAGTAGGATTACGTAAAAGAACCTCTACGTTCATCCTATGCGTTTCCAGTCCAGCCAGTATCTCTCCCTTCAAAGCTCTTATTAAGTCGTTTCTCAATGGTACGCCATTGCCGTTTATTCTTGTTACGTTGTTCATTCCGCTGCTACCTCCATAAATTGTACTTTATCTACGTCACCTCTGAGTCCTGCCTTCATGTAAGATGTGGATCTACCTTCGAAGAAGTTTTGATGTTCTACACCTAACACAGTATCAAGCCAGCCTAAAGGATTGTCCTTAACCTTGTAGTTAGGTTTCAAGCCTAACTGTAGCAGCCTCCTGTCCGCTATGTATCTAATGTACTGTTGCATTTCTTTCTGAGTTAACCCTTCTATGTCACCCATCTTAAAGACTAGACTAAGGAATCTATCCTCTAAGTCAACCATATCTCTACAGGCTTGGTATATTTCCTTCTTAAAGTCGTCAGTCCATAAATCTATATTCTCCTGTATGTATTCTCTAAACAACTGAGTCATGGCTTCTACATGAAGTGATTCATCACGTATGCTGTACGTTATTATCTGACCCATACCCTTCATACGTCCAAACCTGGGAAAGTTAAGGAGGATAATAAAACTGGAAAATAACTGCAAACCTTCAGTAAAACCAGAGTACACGGCCAGAGCCTTTGCTATGCTTTTCCTGTCCTTGTACGACACCTTAATGTTGTTAACGTACTCATGCTTATCTGCCATAGCTTCGTACTCAGAGAAAGCTTTGTACTCTACCTCAGGCATGCCTACAGTGTCCAACAGAAGACTATAAGCATGTTGGTGTATGGACTCCATGTTGTTAAACGCACCCATCATCATACGTGCCTCAGGCTTCTTAAAGATACGCATGTAGCGATCTACATAGCCAGAACTAACGTCTACGTCGGACTGAGTAAACAGTCTAAAGATTTGAGTCAACAAATTCTTTTCTTGTGTACCTAAGTCCTGCCAGTCCTTAACGTCGTTATGTAGCGGTACGTCCTCAGGAAACCAGTGCATCTGGTTCTGTTGCACGTAGTAGTCGAACATCCAAGGATGGTCAAACGGTTTATAGTAGTCTCTAGTTCCAGTTAAACTCAAGTTATTCCCCTTCCTGTACCATTAGTTCTCGCATTGCGTAATAAGTGTCCTTCCAAAACCATTGACCATTCATTAGTTCTTCGTAGGTAACAAACTCCTTTGTTTCACTGATGTAATACTTAGCGTCTTTAAAACTCATATTAATTCTCCTTTATTCTAACCTTCACAAGCCAAACATTCTACGTCTTCCAAGTTTATTCTTGGTATCTTTATATTGACATTCTCAGAGTTCCTAGCTGCGTTAGATCTCAGGTAGTACATGGACTTCAGTTTCCTGGCACCAACCCAATGAACACTGTTAACGTAGTCCAAGTATTCGTCATGAATCTCCTGTGGCTCCGTAGCCTTAGGTGGAGCAAAGAACAGGTTAACTGACTGGCTCTGGCAGATGTACTTCTGCCTTTGATGTGCATGCTCTATTACCCACAACTGATTTATTTCCGGTGCAGTCTTAAATACCTCCTTCTCTTCCTCGCTGATTCCTTTAATATTCTGAACAGATCCTTCAGCAGCCGCAATGTCCTTCCAAGTCTTTTCATTGTTTAATCCTTTTTCCTCAAGAAGGTCTTGAAGGTACTTGTTTTTAACCTGATAAGAACCTGTGAGAGTTTTGTGGGTGTATGTATTAGCACGTTGCGGCTCAATACTAGGAGAAGTCTGGCCACAAATAATGCTAGAAGAAGCATTAGGAGCAACAGCGAGCAAACAACTATTACGACGATTAGAACCGACCATATCAGGAGACTCCCCACGGCTCTGAGCCAGAGACTCACTAGCTGCCAAGGCTTTCTCTTTAATATGAGAAAACGATCTGTTGTTAAAACTTGAGGCGTACATTCCTTCAAAAGGAATTCCGTTGCGCTGTAGATAAGCATGAAACCCCATCGAGCCAAGTCCAACTGCACGTTCTCTGTAAGCTGAATAAGCGGATTTAGCAAACCCTTCAGTGGATTTTTGAACATAACTACTAAACCTCTCAAAGTTTAAATTGTTAGCTTTAAGTTTATCAATATTATCACCAACCGCATTAGCAATAAAATGTTCCAGCACGTTGTCCAACATGGTTATCAAGTCACTGATAAATAATTCTTCTTCCTTCCATTCGTCAAAGTACTCTAGGTTGACACTGGACAAGCAACATACCGCAGTCCTTTCTTCGTTAGTTGGTAAAGTAATTTCAGAACATAAGTTTGACTGGTTAATCCTAAGCCCTAAATCTTTCTGCTGTTGCGGTAAAGCTTCGTTACATCTGTCAAGGTTAACAATGTACGGTTCACCAGTCTCTGCTCTAGTGTGTAGTATAGACCACCATATGTCCCTAGCGGACAAAGTTTTAACTGCCTCCTTGGACTTAGGATCTATTAGTCTCCACGGCAAGTCGTCCTTAACTGCGTCCAAGAATGCGTCCGTTATTGTTACTGCGTTGTGTAGGTTTAAACACTTACGGTTTAAGTCCCCACCAGTACTCTTACGCATGCCGACAAACTCTTCTATCTCAGGATGTGAAACGTCCATGTAAGCAGCGTAGGAACCTCTTCTTGTTACGCCTTGGTTAAACGCTAACATCTGACTGTCTACTATGTGCATAAAAGGAATGCTGCCAGTAGACTCAGAGCCGTTAGAAGTAGGAATACCATTACTTCTAACACTACCCCAATATCCACCCAAGCCTCCACCTCCACTTGCCAGCCATATGTTCTCGTCGTAATGAGCAGATAAGCCAGTCCTTGAATCAGGAACGTAATTAAGAAAGCAAGAGATAGGAAGACCACGGCTCGTTCCTGCGTTGCTAAGGATAGGAGTGCTAAAAGAGAACCAATTCGAACTTGAGTAGTTATAAAGTCGCTGTCCAAGATCGTAATCAACAACTCCTTGATAAGTTGCACAATATACTGAAGCCCTAGCCAAAGCCTGTTGAGCATATTTTTCCTCCTTCCAGAAGTATCTGTCCTTCAAAGTGTCCAGGGAAAAGTCACTCAATGTCTCCTCCTTGGAGTAGTCTATTTGAATACCAAGGTAATCCTCAATCATCTTCTTCATTCTCCTGATTTTCCATGTCTTTAATCATTTGTTTTAAGTACCACTTGGCTTTCTTTAAGTCCTGTAGTCCATCCTTGTATTTGAACCTGTGCATGTACTTAATAACTGACCCGTAGCAATAGGCTTGAAACTCATGGCCTAACTGTTGTTTAATGTAATCTATAGCTTCTATGTCTCCATTGTTATAATGGATTGGTTTCTGTACTGGATCATACTCTTTTTTATGTGCTAAAGAAAGTATGTCTGCGTAAGCACTTCCAAGCTTGTTTTTATTAACCTTGTCCCATTCCTCTGGTGTTGCGTCATCAATGCTGCTCATCAGTATAAGTCTCCTCTGTTGTTTCTTCGTTCAGTTCTTCTTCAAAACTGTCCAGTCTATTAATTAATTTATCCTCAAAGCGATCTAAAAGCTCTTCACTGGTTACGTCCAACGCCTCCACCAGATCATCCACTTCATACCGCTCAAGTAGTTTTTCTTTAATTTCAAACATTGTTAGTGACATAATTCATCAACTCATCTTTTTGTTGTACTGTGAAATATTTAAAACCTTCTTTATCACACCACTGAGCCATTGTTATTTTAGCACCTTTTCTAACTTTTTTAAATGGGTCAGACAAAACAAATATTAATTCTTTGTCGCTACAATCTCTAATAGCCTTGTATTTAAGTGTGTCCCCCTGTCTGAAAAATCCTTTGCACTCTATCAGTTTACCCGTAGGAGTGTGCACAAAGTCCGGTTTGTATTTCCTGTGTGTCGTATAAGGAATGTCAAACGGTTCATAAACAAACTCTTTTTTAGGGTACAAAGCAGCAAAAGTTTTTTCAAGCCCTGATCTAAACTTTGATTTAAACGGTTCTTTTTTCTTTGATCTCAGATACTTTCGGTTCATTTTTTACCTCTATTAAAAATCTTGGACCAGTAGAATAAAGAAAAGTTCTTAATTCTGGGTAACAGGATCTTTTGAATTGACAATAAGAGCATCCTACGGCGAGTTTCAGGTTCCCACTCTTTCCATCTGGTATAGGCTCGTAACAGGGTATAGGCCGCTCTTTCCCCGTTACTAGCTTTTTTACGTGCCTGATCCTCTCAGCTATGTCTTCTTTAAGAACTTCATAAACAGGAGCCTGAGTGTCCTCCAAGTCGTACTGTAAAAAAGTTAAGTGTCCGTTTTGTTTGTCCATTGCCAGCCAACCAAACTTGGTTTCATTTTCAGAATAAGCGTAGGCTTTTATCTGGTCTATGTACCCAAAAGGATCATCAAAGGCAAGTGACCCATCCCTAAACTTTTTAAAGCCGTAGGTGCTGGTGGACTTAACGTCAGTCACTATTCCGTCTATACGACAGTCCATGTGTCCTTTAATACCTTCAACTTCACATTCTTTCTGTTCGTCAGTTACACTGTGTCCAGCCATCCTAGTCAGGAACAATAACATTTCCTCTATTAAATGGCCGTACATAAACTTAACTAACGTGTGAGGCTCAATAGTTTCTTTTTCTACTCCTTTGTAGTGGTTCCACAGGTATCTGTCGTCCCTACCTATGTTGGACAATCGAAGTTTCCTGGCATCCCACCCTCTGTTAACAAACTCCTTACGCATCAAGTCCTTCATGGCTTCCCCAAAGCGTTCTATCTCCGCTTCAGCGTCCACTTCTTTATCTACACGTTTAGTTTTTAACAGGCTGTAAATGTCCTGTACTAAGGTATTAATTGTTTTCATGTTTTATGTTCCACATAGTGTAATTTTCTAGTTACAGGATTAAAACTCAATATTCTCACACCAAGTTGTTTTTGTAGTGGAGTGCGAAAACCTGTGTTATTAAAGTTTTTACAGTTGGGCCATCTCAAATCTCTATTGCCAGTTTTTACGTCAATAAGAACAATGTCTCCATTTTTACGATCAAAAGAAATCATATCTATAGGTCCAGTGCACCCTGAGTTTTTAAACACATCAAATCCTTGATCCCACAACCAAGTAATAGCGTAATGTTCCGCTACGTCACCAGTCCTGTTCACATCTTTCCTTTTAATGGGTTTCATACCAATTGTCTCCTATCTTGTATTCCCCTGTTAAAGGACAGTTTAAGTTAAAGTGATTACCAGCAGCCTCTATACAACTAACCGCTAGTCTACCAAACTTCTCAGCTTGATCCGTCTTCACCTCCGTCTGTACTTCGTCATGGACATTACCTACGAACCTGTAATCCAGTTTCCACTGTTTAGCGTAGTCGTCCAAGATTAGTAAAGCCTGTTTCATAACTATAGCACCAGCACTTTGTAGTAAGGTATTTAGTGCACTGTGTTGTGACCTAATGTGTAACTTCCTGCCGTCCAAGCCAGTCACCACTTGTGATCCCTCATTGACTTTTGCCTGTACTCTGTTTCTAAGTACTCCAAATGATTTAAGATTATTACTAAAACGCTCTCTAAGTCTTGTACCTGCTTTTTTGTTACCTCCAACCACCGCTCCAAGCTTTGCATCTCCTGCCCCGTATAGAAGTGCATAGATAAAAGTTTTTGCTGTATCCCGTGATTCAAGTCCTGCAAGTCGCTGGTTAGCTGAGTGTATGTCCCCGTTGACCACCTCATTTATATACTCCTTATCATTCATGTAGTGAGCCAACATACGTAACTCAAGACCACTCGCATCAAAACCCACTAGCTTGTGTCCTTCCTTAACGGTCCAGCACTCCCGACAATCCTTACCGTAGGGGCTGTAGGACGCTGGAACTTGAGCTAGGTTAGGACTGTTGTGTGTCATTCTTCCGGTGACTGCTCCATTGCTATTAACCTTACCATGAACCCTGCCCGTAGTTGGTGAGACTGCTTCTATCCAACTATGGACCTGAGCTATACGCTTCTGGACCATCAGGTACTCAGCAATTAGTTTAGCTTCCGGTATGTCGTTTATCTTTGACAGAGTTCCTTCGTCCACCTGTGGCTGTCCAGTCTCAGTAAATAAACAAGGCTTCCAGCCAAAGTGCTGTAAGTACCTGCCTATCTGTTGTCTGGAACCCAGGTTAAACGGAGGAAACTCTATCCTGCTGAACGGCCCTTCCACAGTACCCCAAGACTCTCCTAGGAATTTGAGGCCCACCGTGGAAAGCGTACCGTCCTTCTTAGTTTTTGGTTGAACCTCCTTAATGAATGTAGGTAACGGTAAAAAAGTTTTCTGTACTGAGTCTTCAAGCTCAAATTGTTTCTCCTTTAGTTCCGCAAGTAGCATGTAAGCTTTTTCTTCGTCAAGCCTCCAACCGTTGCGTATTTGTTGCTGTACTATAAATTGGATCTTATGCTCTAAGTCTATGGATTCCTGAGAAAACTCAGACAGTTCGTCAATCAACTCAAAATAAGTTTTTTCAGTGACTGCTACGTCCTGTATACAATATTCCACCATTTCCTGTGAACACTGTGACCAGTCATTGTAGTCTCCTTTTGGAAAGCCTAGTCTCTCACCCCATGAGCGTAAAGAATGACCACCTTCTCTCTGAGGATTAGCTAACCTAGACAACACTAAAGTGTCTATGATCCTCTCAGGAGCCACAGAAACGCCCCAGAGCGATTCTAAGACAGGGAGGTCATATCCTATTAGGTTTTGTCCTACAACCTTATCTGATCCTTGTAGAAGGTCTAATAAGGTGTCCGGAGTATAATGAACTTTATAATCTCCGTCATGGTTAGTAGCCACCATCCAGATTTTAGTCGGGTTGAGTCCGTCCGTTTCAATGTCCAAGAAAATCAAAATTGTGTCTCCATGTCATTGTTACTAGGAGGACCAACTTCCGACATGCGGCCTGTAAACCTGTCGTACTTCAAATAACAAGCAGCACCAGTTAGACCCGCATAACGATTCTTTAGGATTCTTACCGTTGTGGTATTCCTGTTTTCCTCGTCTTCGTCCTGTTGGTTACGCTCTAGGCCGATCACCATGTCGGATAGTTGGGCTATAGCCTGAGATCCCCTAAGCTCACTCAAACTAATCCTACCTCCGTCCTCATGTGGTTTGCCTTGTGTCCTCTTTAAGTGAGAAACCAAAAACAAACCTACACCTAACTCCTGTACCAGTGTTCTAAGTTTAGTCATAATCGCATCAATGGCTCTGCGCTCATCGTCCGACTCCTGACTACTAACAACTATAGATAAGTGGTCCAGTATGATCCATTTACAGTCCAAAGCCTTAGCCATGAATCTGACTCTGGAAAGTAGGTTATCTTCCGACGTTGATCCCCAATGGTCAAACAGGAAGTATCTCCCAGTTCCCATAGTGGCCTGCCAGTAAGGTTTAACCATCTCCTCATCAATTTCCTCCTCTAAATGTAGTGGACAGTCCGCAGCTATGGACATAATCCCTAGTGCGGTCCTGCTAATGTCCTCCTCCAATGCTAGGACTCCTATATTGTCGTCCGTAGCGTTTAAAAGGTAGTACTCTAGCTCTCTGACTATCTGAGACTTACCCATACCAGAACCTGACGTTATGGTAACTAACTCATAAGGTCTAAAACCTTTAGTGTAGTCATTGAGTCCATGCCAAGGATAAAGTACGGATTTAACCTTCATCTTACCTACTATGGAATCCCATGTATCGGTACCTGCTACGATCCCATCAGGCTGATAACATTTTGAATTCCACCATGAGCTAGTAAAGTCTTTAATTTTACCAGCTTGTAACATGTCTCCAGCGTCCTTCATAGGCAGCTTGCAGATTTTTAGCTTGTTAGGGCTAAATATGTCCTTAACGGAATCAATCGCTAGTTGTCCTGCTTTGTCGCTGTCAAAACATAACACTACGTTGTCGTATCCTTCTAAGAACTCTAGTTGCTCCTTAACTTCTCTGACTGCTCCACCTGCTCCGGACCTCAGGCTCACTACGTCCCACTTATTGCTAAACATCTCAGAGACAGCTAGACAGTCTAACTCTCCTTCTGTGACTGTTACAAACTTACCTGAGCCTTTACATGTGTCTTGTCCAAATAGCCCTACGTTTTCCGCAGACCCTATATAAGAAAAAGCTTTATTTTTAACACTTTTTTTCTTATGGCCCTTGACTTCTCCAGAGTCAATATCTTTGTACGGATAAAAATGATTATTTATTGTGCCTACTGCGTCGTATTGGACTGTAACGCCAAACTTTCGACAAGTATCCTGGGATATTTTCCTGTCCGGAATGGCAGCTATAACTCCAACGTCGTCACAATTAGCCCTGTTTAGTTTTTCATTGTTCATATGACCCCACGCATTATCAGATTCTTGTGCAATTTTATTCCTAAATTCTGCAAAGTCTGTGCTGTGTTCATGGTGTCCGCAGCCTGCTGCAAAGCAGTGCCCAGACCCGTTGCTATAACGGGCCAAAGCATCACTAGAGCCACAGGACGGACAGGGCTCATGTCTAAGAAACTTAGAATCCTTCTTCAATTCCGTCTCCAGATTCCTCGCCTAACTCCAAGACCCTAACCGCATTAAGGTACGTTGGTGTGGCGTGGACTGGGTGAGAATCGCCTAGCTTGTATTGAACCCTAACCAGCGAGCCTTTGGGTATTGCTCCCATAAACGGCTCATCATTAGCGTTAACAATCCTAACCGGAAACTTACTAGCGAACTTTCGTTGCGCTGTTCCTTCGTAGTCCTTAACCTTAACGCCTTCGTCGGACAGTTTGCTGGCCATGTCTTCCTCTAAAGACAGAGTTAACGTATAACGTCCTGTGTCTTGTCCTTGGTAGACTTCCGTTTGTTGTAGGTTTTGAAACGCTACAGTGCCTTCTGCTAATGACATATGTGGTTCTCCTATATGTTTGTCATTAAGTTACTTACTATAGAACACTAAAGTAAACTATAAATTAATCATTATGATTATAATAAAGTTCTTTAGTGTACTATAGTAATAGTATAATCTATAAATGTTACAGAATTATTACACAAATCAACTAAATT